GGTTGAAAGTAGGTTGTACAAGACTGCGAATTTTTAAAATACAATTTTAACAATAATTAATAATCGCTCTTTGTGGGTGGTTATTTTTTTTATTTTGCGGGCTAGGGAGGCCACCCGAAAAGCAGGTTATCCGAGCCTGTTGCCCGCTTATAAAATTCGGAACACTATCGGAGGTGTATAAAAATGGTAAAGATATGTAAAAAATGCGGCAAGGAATTTACTGTAAAAAAATATCCAAACAGGAGATATTGCACACCAGAGTGCAATCCATGGATCGGGACTTTGCCCAAACACAATAACTGCTTAAACTGCGGGAAGAAGTTAGAGAAAAAATCAAATTATGGGCCACCTCTCCAGTATTGCGGAGATCGGTGTAGGTGGACAGCATATTATAACCGTCACCCAGAAGAGTACACCAAGAAATGTAATCATTGCGGAGATCTTATGCCAGTAAATAAATATGGATATCTGGCAAACCATTGTTCACCCGAGTGTAGAGCGGCAGATTCTTTTCATAATCAAGAACGGCGCTGTGTGATTTGTGGGAAGGTGTACAAAAGCGGAAATCCTGGAATCTGTTGTTCTGTTAAATGCAGGGTTATTGCTACTAAGGAAAAGCTACTCACGGAAACGCGAATATGCAAAAATTGTGGGAAAGAATTTACGCCTACAAACACCCATCAGCAATGTTGCGGTAAAAAATGTTCAGATAAAAATTATGCAATGGAACATCCAGACTATGCTGCCTCAAAAAGGCATAGATATAGAGCAAGAAAGATAAATGCTAAACACGAAGAGTTTATGGTAAGCGATGTTTATGAAAGAGACAATTGGCATTGCCAGATATGCGGGAAGCCAGTTAATAAAAAACTTAAGCACCCTCACTTATTAAGTGCTAGTCTTGATCACATACTCCCTTTGTCCAGAGGGGGAGATCACACGCTTGATAATGTGAGGTTGTCTCATTTAAGGTGTAATATATCAAGGGGAAACAGAGATTTTATGGCTGCTGATAATGGCCAGATAATGTTTGTGGGGAGGTTTTAGTATGGCTGGAAGAGGCCCCGCGCCGAAACCGGCACATATGCGACAAAATAGAACCAAGAAAGCAGGCCGCACAACTCTGCCGGCTCCTGATTCCGACCAGGCAGAACAGACCAGAATCCCGTCTTTACAGAATCCTGACAAACGCAAATTTCACCGGCTGACTCGCGCCTGGTGGAAGCGTGTTTGGGAATCCCCGATGGCCGGGGAATACCTGCCAACCGATGAGGACGGACTGGCTAGGCTTGCTATCCTGGTTGACAATTACTACAAGATCCCCTGTAAAGAATACCTTGCCGAAATCAGACTGCAGGAAGCACGGTTCGGGCTATCCCCGGTTGACCGCAGCCGGCTCCAGTGGGAAGTGCTAAAAGGAGAAGAGGCAGAGCGGAAAAGGAAGCCGCCTCAACGACAAGGCGAAGCATCGCCGATTGATCCGAGGGGGATACTTGGGGTGGTAAAATGAGCATCCTCATGGTCCCGAATGATATTGCACCGTGGCCAACGCTTGGGCCTTTGGTCTGTCGGTTTATAGAAGAAAACCTTGTGTTCGGGCCTGGAGACTTGCGAGGGATGCCCGCAGTATTGGACGATGAAAAGCGGGCGCTGATCTGGCGCATTTATGAGGTATATCCGCAGGGACATATCCAAGCAGGCCGAAGAAGGTTTAAGCGTGTTGGCTTTAGCTGGGCGAAGGGGCTGGCCAAGACTGAGTTTGCCGCCTGGATCGCCGCGTGTGAACTTCATCAAGAAGCACCGGTCAGATGTTACGGCTTTGATAAACAAGGGAATCCTTTAGGCGGGCCGGTCCGGGACCCTTATATTCCGATGGTTGCCTATACAGAAGAGCAGTCAGATGAATTAGCATATGGCGCCCTAAAAGTAATTCTTGAAGAGGGGCCGCTGCGTGATGACTTTGACATAGGCCTGGAGCGGATCATGCGAAAAAACGGAGACGGCAAAGTAGTATCGCTGTCATCCAGCCCCAGCGCTCGTGACGGCGCCAGGACTACCTTCCAAATTGCTGATGAGACTCACTGGTGGACACTTCCCCGGCTGGTGAAAGCACATCAAACAATGATGGCCAACCTGCCAAAGCGTAAACTGTCTGATGCCTGGGCGCTGGAAGTTACAACAGCACCGGAGCCCGGGACCGGCTCAGTGGCAGAAGCAACAATGGATTATGCAAAAGCAATTAACGAGGGGCGGATAAAAGATTCGCGCCTTTTCTTTTTTCATCGGCAGGCTGATGATGCCCACGACCTGGAGACAGAGGAGGGGGCACGGGCCGCAGTCATCGAGGCATCCGGCCCCGCCGCCGCATGGCGTGATATTGACGCTATAGTGGAGCTGTGGCGGGATCCTACCACAGACCGCAGTTACTGGGAACGCGTCTGGTGCAACCGGCTTGTCAGGTCCCGCAATAAAGCCTTTAACTCCGAGCGCTGGAAGGAACTTGCCGCCAGTCCCAGCCCGGTTAAAAAAGGTGATTTAATAACACTGGGTTTTGACGGCGCACAGTTCCACGACTCGACGGGGCTTGTGGCTACACACGTTGACACGGGCTATCAGTGGCCGCTGGGCCTTTGGGAATGCCCTCTTGGACAGGCGGATAAATGGCAGGTGCCGGTTGACGAAGTTGACGCTGCTGTCGCTGCTGCCTTTGAAGAATATACAGTCTGGAGAATGTATGCAGACCCTCCTTACTGGCAGGCATGGACCGCTAAATGGGCTGGACAGTACGGCGAGGATAAGGTTATAGAGTGGTGGACTAACCGGCGCAAGGCCATGTCCTACGCGCTGGAAGGTTTTGACTCAGCCATTGCCGGCGGTGATATTTCGCACGACGGCAGCAATGCGCTAACCAGGCATATCGGCAACGCATTCCGCAGCGATCTGCCGCAGCGTGATGAAGAGGGGAAGGTATTGTGGCTAATCAAGAAAGAGCGGCATGATTCCCCTCACAAAATCGACCTTGCAATGGCAGCGGTTCTGGCATGGGAGGCCCGCATGGATGCTATTACAGCGGGGGCAAACCTCAATAAGGGCTGTCCATACGGTGAAAATCGCGGAATAATCATGCTTTAAAACGAGGAGTGATAGATAGTGCCACTCGGGGTTTACAAGATTGAGGTTAACGATAAAACATATGTTGGCAGCTCCGGCCGGAGCATAAAGCAGCGCTGGAAAGCGCACCTGTATGGACTTCGCAGGGGCAATCACCCTAACGTTCACTTACAAAATGCTTACAACAAGTATGGTGAATCAGCACTTTCTTTCTCTGTTCTTGAAGTAGTTGAGGTTGCTGAAGAAGTAATTATTCTTGAACAGAAATATATTAATGAGATTAATCCGGAATTTAATATATGTAAAGTTGCCGGATCAACTTTAGGCAACAAAAGTAGGATGGGACAAACTTGTCCAGAAGCCGAAAAAGAAAAGATACGAGCGGCTTTGATGGGTAATCAACATCACAAAGGCATAAAACATAGTGAGGAAACAAAACTAAAGCTTAGTCAAGCAAACAAAGGATATAAGCACACCGATGAAGCTAGGGCCAAAATGCTTGCTAGTAAAGGTTCTGAAGAAACAAGACTAAAAATGAAAGGCAATCAGCGTCATAAAGGCTGTAAGCATTCTGATGAAACTAAACTTAAAATGAGTTTATCAATGAAAATGGCGTGGGAGAAAAGGAATTCTCATCCAGAGATGGGGTGAAAACATATTGAAAGTACCAGGATTAAGCAAATTACTTGGTTATTTCGGGATAAAAAACCGATTAGTGCAGAGTTTACCCAAGCTTTATGATGACGCCGCCTGGAATAGTTATCTGAGCGGGAAGGGCTATGCTGTAAGTGCTTCCACTGCGTTGAAGGTGGCAGTGGTGATCCGGTGTGTTGATGTTGTCAGTAAAACAATGGCGAGCCTTGGCTGTCACCTTCAGAGAGAAACCGACCAGGGCAAAACGAGGATGACCAATCATTCACTCTATAAAATACTCCGGATGCTGCCGAACCCAAAGACCACAAGTTATGAGTTTTGGCATATGTATATCGTAAACCTGATGCTTTCCTGGGGCGCCTTTGCTGAAATTCAGCGGGACCAGAACGGCTTTATAATTGGCCTCTGGAATATTCCAACCTGCAACGTTTTTCAGAACTGGAACCAAGTCACCGCTGAAAACTATATTGATGTGACCTACAGCAACGGTACGTTTAAGCGCCTGTATGAAGGGCAGTATATGTATACTCCCGGGTTCCGTTTTCAAAACGAGATAATCCCCGAGGATGCTATAAGAATTGCCTCCGAAGTGCTTGGCTTGACAATGTCGCTGAATGGTTATGCGAAAGACTTCTTCCAGAATGGCGCAAACATGGGCGGCTTTGTTGAATACCCCAACGCAATTAACGCTGAAGCTTTTGAGCGATTTAAAAAGGACTGGCAGAAGGCTTATGCCGGCGTAGCCAATCAGCATAAATGGGCGATCTTAGAAGGTGGTTTTAAGCTTACTAAGTTTGACAGCAAGCCGGAGGAAGCTCAGGCGCTGGAATCCCGCAAGATGCAGATCGAGGAAGTGTGTCGCATATTCGGCGTACCGCCACATAAGGTGTTCATGCTGGACCGGATGACCTTCAACAACGTAGAGCAGATCAATATTGAGTACGTCCAGGAATGTCTTAATCCTATGGCTGAACGGATAGAGCAAACAATATACAAAGACCTGTTAACCTCTAAAGAGCAGCGGACTCTTGCCGCAAATTTTGCAACAGCTAAGCTATTAAAGGGTGATATCGCGGCTCGGACGGCCTATTACAATACAATGCGGAACAACGGCGTAATGAGCGCCAATGATATACGACAGCTTGAAGAAATGAACAATATCTCATCAGAGGCTGGCGGTGACGCGTTGCTGGTCAACGGAAACTTTATTTCACTGGCTAACGCAGTAAACAATCTGCCAAAGAGTATGCAAAAAGGGGGAGCGCAAAATTGAAATACTGGGAAGTAAGGGCCAAGGCAGACAAAACAGGCGAGCTACTTCTATATGGCATAATAGCAGGCGCTCAAATGTGGGGCGATGAAGTAACGCCAACGCAAATAGACGCTGAATTAAAGGCGCTGGGCGAGCTTGATGTGCTGAATGTGTATGTAAACAGCATCGGGGGCTCGGTTTTCGCAGGGATGGCGATATTCAACATTATCAAGCGGGTAAAGGCGAAAGCAAAGAACGCTTATGTTGACGGTGTGGCCGGTTCTATTACATCAGTTATTGTAATGGCCTGTGACAGAGTTTACATGCCATCTAACTCCATGATGGTTATTCACAATCCAGAAGGGGGAATGGAAGGCAACGCAGCGGCTTTCAGAGAATTTGCCGGTAAATTAGACAAGATTTGCGAGTCAATGTTGGCTATATACAGCGAAAAAACAGGCATGACAAACGAGGAAATCATACCACTGCTTGATGCTGAAACGTGGATGACAGCAGCCGATGCCATCAAAATGGGCTTCGCTGATGAGATGCAAGCAGAAGTTAGAATAGCCGCCTCAATAGAGGGCGGTTTTTTAATGCTTGGAAATCAGAAATTCGACACGGCCACCTTCAAAAACTTCAAGCCAGACACCATTGAGACGTACGGGGGGGATAATCCCGAGCCCGTTGCTATAACAGAACCAGAACCGGAACCAACTCCAGAACCGGAACCAGATTTACAAGCCCAGGAGAGCGAGTTTATGAGGATTCGTAAAAAACTATTAGGAGGTACCCAAGAATGAAAGGCAAGAAAATCATTGAGTTAAAGCAGGAGCGGGCAACGCTTACCAATTCTATCCGCGCCATCATGGAAGATTTTGAAGGCAAGGAAATGCTGGCTGAAAAGAAAGAGGAAATGGGCAAAATGGAAGCCCGCTTCGATGAAATCAATAACAGCATCATCGTCGAAGAAAAGCAGCTGGCCCGTGAAAGAACCATCGGAGAACAACAGAATAATGAGCAGGCACCGGACAAAGGCAGGCTTACCGAAGCCCAAGCCGCGTTTAAGGATTATATCACTTCTGGCAGCAAGCAGGCATACGAAGTTTATAACGCGCTGTCCCAGGACAATCCGACACAGGCCGGTTACCTGGTCCCGCCTGAGCAGTTCGTCAACGAGTTAATCAAAGAGCTGGCAGACAACACCTTTATGCGGCAAAAGGCCCGGGTCCTGCCTCCGCTTAAGGGCGCTCAGTCCCTGGGTTATCCTACCCGGACCGCAGCCATGAGCTCTTTTGCCTGGGGCACTGAAATTGCAGCGCCTACAGCTGACGCAACCCTGGCTTACGGCAAGCGTGAGTTTAAGCCCAACGCGGCCACAAGTGAAATCCTGATTTCTAAGACTCTGATTCGTAATCTGTCCAACTCAGATGCGCTTATCCGTACTGAAATTGCCGAAGAAGTTGCCAAAAACCTTGAAACCGCATATATGACCGGTTCCGGTGCTGGCCAGCCTCTTGGCCTTTTCACCGCGTCTGTTGACGGCATTCCGGCGGCCAGGGACGTTTCCACCGGGAATACAATTACCGAGATTAAATTTGATGGCCTGATTGAAGCAAAATTCGCAGTAAAAGAAAAGTACCAGGCTGGCTGTGAGTGGATCTTCAATCCCGAGGCGATCAAGCTGCTTACCAAACTGAAGGATTCGGACGGCCAGTACATCTGGCAGAATTCGGTTGTGCTTGGCACTCCTGACATGCTGCTTGGCAAGCCTGTTAACAGCTCCGAGTATGCACCGCACGTATTCACAACCGGCTTGTATGTCGGCATCTACGGCAACCTGCAAAACTACTGGATTGTTGATTCGCTGGCTATGGAAATTCAGGCATTGTTTGAGCTGTATGCTCGCACCAACCAGGTTGACTACATCACCAGAGTGGAAACAGACGGCGCGCCCATTCAGCAACTCGCTTTTAGTAGGGTCAAGCTTGCTTAATCCAATCAATACGGCGGCTGCTTAACGGTGGCCGCCTAAATAAATTCATGGAGGTATAGAGAAATGATTGAAAGCTTAGCTAAAAATTGTTTAATCACCCGCGCTTTCGGTTATCAGGCGGCCAGCGGAACAGAAGTTACAACCGCATCCGAGATAGATATGGCTTCCCCGACAGAAGGAGTATTTGAGAGCGTCTGCTTTGTAGCGCTCTTTTCGGAGGTAACCACAGCAGCGACGCTTACACTGAAAGCTCTTATGGGTAATGTGGCCGGCCTTGCGAGCGGCCAGGCTTACGCCACGACAACCGCAACTGTCGTCGCTTCAGGAAACGACACCGACAGCAACGTTCTGATACTTGATTGTGTCAAGCCTGGCAAAAGGTATATCCGGCCCGACCTTGATATTGCAGACGCGAACGCTGCATTAGACGGCATCATTGCCATTAGGTACAACGGCAAGTTGATCCCGACACAAGAAGTGACAGGAATCGCTGACACCGCCGTTTCAGTCAACGCAGGCTAATAAACAGGGGCGGCTAACAACCGCCCTATAATTTTAACTAGGAGGTAAAAACAAATGGGAGTTCCGAACGGATACAACACCATTCCGAGCTTTAGGGCTCTGGAGCAGATAACCGGCGGGCTGGGTACCATCGGCGACGTTTACTTTGTCGATGCCAACGCCGGGCTTGATACCAATGACGGCCTGACATGGGAATCAGCTTTCAAAACCCTGGCCGTGGCCATTACAGCAAGCAACGCCTCAATCGCAGCAGGCGCTTCCGGATGGGCCAACAGAAATAGGATTTACTACAAAGGTGACAACAAAGAGGCCGACGCTGAAACATTGATCACCCTGGCCAATAAATGCGACATTATCGGCGTGGGTTCTTATGACCACCATCCATTCCCATATTTAATTGGTAATCACGTTATCGGCGCGGGGGCTTACATGGGATGCCGATTCATCAATATGGG